TCTGAGACCAGAAGAATTGAATATGTTGAAAGGTGATTCTACTAAAGCCAGAACAACTTTGAACTGGAAACCTGAGTATACATTTGAACAAATGATGGACGAAATGGTAGATTATTGGATGTCAGTATATTCGAAGTAAATTTAAATAAATGCAAGAAAACATATTTTCTTATATTGATTCAGTACTTTTTAATAAGCGTAAAGTAAATACGATTAATGAAAACGAAACTGACTTCAATCTTTACATGGTTAATCGTTGGTGTTCTATGTATTCTGCCGACGTTTCTCAAATTATCAACGAAACGACAAACAAATACTCGAAGGTATTAAACTCAAAACAGGAACAGTACGATTTTTTGTTTAACTTTCTACCAAAATATAAGAAAAAGAAAATTGATTATATTAAGAAAGTTAAAGAAGAGAAAACCGAAGAGAATGAAGAGATTCCATACATGGCAAAAGCTCTGGAACTTTCAGAAAGAGAAGTGAAACAGTATATTGAAATGATGAAGCAATTGTGATATTCTACTAATCATGATTATAATAGACAAAATCGATCCTCGTTTAATAGAAGTTGCTGTTAAGCGTTCGAAAAAATTAGGGGTTTTAAAAAATAGTATAACTAATGGAGCAGGTAATGTTGCTGGATATTTAGGTCAAATGTTGGTGACTCTATTATTAAAAGGTAGTGATGTAGATACATTCAATTATGATGTTGTAAAAAATAATATTAGGTATGAAGTCAAGACTAAACGATGTACCAGTCAACCTTTAGATTATTATAATTGTAGTATAACAAATTTTAACGCATCACAAAAATGTGACTATTACGTTTTTGTTAGAATATTAGAAGATTACTCCAAAGCATGGATTCTTGGTAAGAAGAAAGTCACAGATTTTTTTTCTGAATCTACCTTTAATAAAAAAGGAGAATTAGATCCGAGTTCAAATTTAAAATGGAAATTTCGTGCGGAAGGTTATAATTTAGAAATTAAAAAATTAGAACCATTGATCGTTTGACTTTCGATTCAAACGTTATAATTAATAGTATGGCACAAGAATTACCTTCACACATGGATAACTTGAAACAAAAAAAGGGTCTTATTGATCTGGATGCAAATTCAGAAGGATTCTTTGGATTAGAGGATTATAAGTTATCTTTTGTATTTGATGATATTGTTTTGGTTGAGTTTGTTGATGAAGTGGAAGATGCACAAGGATCTGTTGTAGTACGTAATGGTCTATATGTACCAACTAATATTAATACTAAGGCATGGCGTAAAGCTAAAGTAGTACTAGCTGGTCCAAACGTCAATTACGCTAAAGTTGGAGACATTGTTATTTTTCCTAATGATAAGGGTGTTACTGTATCTAATATGGATATAGATGGTTATGGAGTAGTTAAGAAGGGCATGTTCTTGAATGAACAACGTATATTCGGTATTGCTAAGAAAGCTTAACACTAAATACATATGTGGCAGATAAGTACACATACGGTAAAGAGCATAATTTAAATCTTCAAAGGTATTCTAACCTTGAAAATAAATTAAGAGGCAACGTATGTATATTATATATACTTCGTAGACACGAAGCTTATGGTAAAAATAGATTTCGTAGGATGTTATGTACTAACAACTACGATTTACTGAATAGTTTTAATGGAAGAGCTTTACTCCATTTTGAGCCAGCATCTAGGGCACCGTCTTTTAATCCTAGACAGAAAAATTTAATCATTACTTGGGACATGATAATGCAAAATTGGAGGTGTATTAATATGGATGAATGTTATTTGAATTACGAATATCCAGTAATCACACAAGATCAAAAAGATAAATTTTGGAGTGAGATGTTTAACAAAACTTTTTATCTAATGTCTACTGAAGAGAAATTCGGATGGATGAACAAATGGTAGGTTGATTTAAGAGATCTTTCTTTTAAATAAGGTTAAGATGGAAGACTTCGAGGAATTGTTTAGGTTATTCTTACAAAGAAATGTAATATTTTCTTTGGATGGTAAAATTTTAAAAGAAGGTAGAATGTATCTTTTTAATAAGAAAGATTATTATTTTACTTTTTTTCTTAAAACTAACAATCTAGAAAAACGGTTTGAGCTTCCATATCCGTTCAGTGCTAAAATGACCAAGAATTATATTGAATTAGATTATACTTTTTCTGCAATTTCAAAGAACGATCCAGAGCTTTATTATCGTTTGATTTCCTTAAACAAGAACAATAAGAATAAATTCCTTAATAATAAAATCTTAATGTTTGAAAAAAACACGCTTGATTTATCTTTGGTTTCGTAGTAAGTTTCGTGAATGCCTCTATTAGACTATTTCCCCAAAGGATTTGATCCTCTTTCACAACAAATCGAGCTTATCGAAAAGATCGATGAAGCCTTCAATGAAGGATATAAATATGTCGTCTGCTGTGCTCCGACTGGTAGTGGTAAATCATTTCTTTCGAAAACCTTAGCAAATGTTTCGAAAGAACCATCTTCGGATTTCGTAGATTTGGTTGAAAGTTATAATGCCTTTCGAATCGATAATGTGGGTGATTACGTTAGAAAAGATGATTGTCTAAATGAAAAACCTTTCGGAGTTTTTGCTTTAACAATCACTAAAAGTTTGCAGGATCAGTATACTAACTTATTTGATGATTCTTTCGCCTTAAAAGGAAAGTCGAATTATATCTGTAAAGTAGATCCAAGGTATGATGTGGAAATTGCTCCTTGTTTATTCAATAATCGTCTTAAGGAAAGTTGTATTTTAAATTCTACTTGTGAATATTATAATTCCAGAAAGAATATGCTGACAAATAGGTTTGCTGTATTGAATTACAGTATGTTCTTGTCTCTTCCTGATCATGTCAAGAATCGTCAATATATCATATGTGATGAGGCTTCTGAAGTGGAAGATGAATTGGTAAAACGTTTCAGCAGGGGATTGCCATATAAGTTCTTGAAAAGAATGGGATATAAACCAACTGATATTCCTGTCACAAATTATTCTAAATTTAAGATTTGGTTGGATAATCTAGTAATGAAGTTGGGGGATGAAGTGAATAGTTTGAAGCAAAGCATGAATAAAAAGCGTGGAAAAGCTGAATTTGATTCAGATGCTCAACGATTTAAAATGTTTAGTAATATGTACAATCAGCTTAAAACTACTACTGATACATGGAAACAATGTGAATATATTATTGAAAATTCCTTGGAAGGTATTTCTATGAAACCTCTACGTGTGGATAATCTTGCTAAAGATATTTTTGATTACGGAGATAAAGTTCTTCTGATGTCAGCTACGATTATTGATCATGCTAATTTTGCCAAAACTCTTGGTATTGAAAAGTACAAATATATTGAAGTAGATTCTACCTTTGATCCAAAGAATGCTCCGATCTATGCTACTAAACATAAGAAGATTAATTATAAGAATTTAAAGGAGAACCTTCCTTATATTAAAGATTCTATTGTTAAAATCTGTAAAGTTCATAAAAAGGATAAAGGTATTATTCATACACATACAAATGAGATCACTCAATATCTGAGAGATAATATTGATGATCCTAGATTTTTGTTTAGATTAGATGGAGCAGATAATGAACAGATTTTGAAAAGACATATCGAATCTACAGAACCAACAGTGTTGGTTAGTCCATCTATGTCATATGGAGTAGATCTTAAAGGAGACTTAGCTAAGTTTCAGGTAGTATGCAAGGCATCTTATATGCCACTCCATGATGAAAGAATTAAAAGATTGTTTAAAGAGGACAAAGATTGGTATGTCAACAAGATGTTAAACAATTTAATTCAAGCTTGTGGACGTGGAGTTCGTTCTAGTAAAGATAAATGTTTAACTTATATCTTAGACGGATCAATAACAGATGCCGTTATCAGGAATGCCAAGAAATTACCAAAATACTTTTTAAGAAGATTTGTGTAGGTTAACTATCGTTCCAAACGTTAAATAATTGGAACGATGCTTAATAAGACATATCATTATGAGATTCACGATCTGTTGACGCAATTCATAGCGGCAATGGATGATGTAGTCATATCCAGATATAATAAGAATAGAGAAGAGAAAGAGCAAATTAAGGTAAGATATGTACATGCTCCGAAAGAAAGAGTTTTATATGATATTATAAATAAAGCTCAGAACATAACAGTTCCAGTTATATCGGTTAGTGTTTCAGATATACAGAGAGATGAGAATCGTGTTTTTAATAAAATCGAGGGTTTTTACTCGCCAGTAAAAAGAGAGGTTCATGGTCCAACATCAGCACAGATACCGATGCCTGTTCCTGTTAATCTCACTGTTAATTTAAATATATTAACAAATTATCAGAGTGATATGGATCAAATCATATCAAACTTTGTTCCTTATTCTAATCCTTATATAGTGATCAGTTGGAGAATACCCGATAGTTTTGGATTAGAATTGATTAATGAAATTCGTTCAGAAGTATTATGGGGTGGTAATATATCTGTTGAATATCCAATAGATCTAGAAGCTTCTGGTAAACCTAGATTTTCTGCTTCAACATCTTTTACGATTAAAGGATGGTTATTTCCAGCAGCACCATATGAGCCAGCTAAAAACATATATTTTATTGATTCTAATTTTCATGTATCTAGTAAATTAAATTTAGATTACGATTCATTT